ATATAAATACAATTTGAATGAAGTTTTCAAAACAAAAGAATTTAAAACACAAAAAATAAGTGCATTATCAAAAGAACTAGTTAAAATAAATAAAAAAATAACTTTAGACGAGTTAATGCATTTATGTACGAAATTTTATGAGAAAGGTTATAGTGCATTGGATATTTTATCTTTATTAGAGAATCCAAAGTTTTTAGACAATATTATTGGTATTGAAAAAAGATATGAATTACTAATATGTTTTAATCGTGTAAGAGTTGAATTTAGAAATGAAAAATTATTAATATTATTTATATTAAATTTTATTTTTATAAGTTCAGAATTAAGTTTAGAAAATATAAGTTTTATGTAAATGGACGATTTTAACATTAGTGCGCTTCATGAGTCAAAAAATGAATGGGGATCTAGGTTAGTTACTTTGTTGACACCATTAGTCATAGATGGTTATAAATCTATACTTGAAGAATCTATCAAACTCTGTAGAGACAATAATGAAATGGATAAATATTTGATGACTTTTCAGAATTTGATATCACGAATCCCAAAATGGAATCAACAGATAGTTGAAAATGAGAGAAAGAGAATATGCGAGAAGTCTGGATGTAATTATTTAGAAGATTTAGTAACATGTGTTCATATCATACAACTTAAAATCCTTACAAATATGAGAGTCGGGCAGAAGCAAAAAAAAATAGATATTAACGTTCCAAAATTAGATGATTTTATTCATAAGGTTTATGTAAATGTTGCGCGAAAAGTATATAAAAATGTTTATCTATTCGAAATAAATATTCCACCATTACAAGTTCAAAAGAACTACAGAGAACTTGAGATAATCGTACAAGAATGTATTTTAAACACGTTGAGAGAAAGCATACCTGTTGAAGCTATATTAAAGGCTTATATGGATGAATCTGTAGAGGAAGACGTTATTGAAGAAATAAAAGAAGAAGTAACTCATGAACCTATAATTGCGTCTGTAGAAACAAATAATGAAGACGTGCAAGGAGAAGGCATACAAAAAGCAGGTGGTGTAAGTTTTAACGACATTGATTATGTAAAAACAGATAATGGAATATCTCAAATAACTGCTCCTAAGAGTTTAGATAGATTAGAAGAAATTAGTGTAATGCGAAATGAACAAAGAAAACGCGAGGCAGATGACGACGATGATAATGTTAAATTAACAATTACAGACCAAACTTTTAATTTAGATAACTTAGATATACATAATATCGATGAACCAAAATTAGACTTGTTGCCTGATTTATTAATAGATGCTGAAATTTTAGAATAATTGCGTAAAATTAATAATAAGATTGTTCTTAAATACATTAATACTATGAACAATATATTTGTTGTAGCAGCTTTTATATCAATTACATTTTTGCTAGCAAAATTTTTTGAGATGAGATATATTGAAAAAGAAAGTAAACCTGTAAAAATTTTAATACGCGATTCGTTTGTCGTTTATTTTAGTGTAATAATTGCTAATTTCGTAATGGAACAAATAAATCCAGTAATAAATAGCGTTTCAGCAGCAAAAGTAACTCCAGTATTTACGGACAATCCAGGGTTTTAAAAAATTATTTTACACCTTTTTACATTTCAAATGCCTATTTACTAAAAGTTCCTGGTTATTATTATTTAGAAAAATACCCATTTATTGATTTATAAAAATAATTCAATAAATAAACTTTAATAAAATTGGCATCTGAAATAAGAAGTTGTAACTATTTCAAGTTTTTTTTTTGCGTTTTTTATAATATAATTTATTATATATAATGTTTCGTTTTGCATCGAATATCGAAGTGCGTTTATCTAATATTGGATTATTTAGTCCAGATAATTATATTAGGGAAGAATATACTGCAAGTGCAACTGCAACTGCAGCAGGCGATAATATTGACTCTTTGCTAAAAAATTCAAAAAACCTTTCAACAAAATTATGTAGAGATTTGTTTTATGCGTATTCTAATCAAAAGTTTATTATTAGATTTATTGGTGTTATTACTATAACAATTAAAAACAAAGATGGAAATATAATTCAGACATTAAGTAAACCTTTTAAACTTAGTCCTAATTCTGTTGGCGTATCAGAATCATGCAGCTGTTGGGACACCGGGACTTGCTGGTGTTAATAAAAAAAAGAATTTTAAAGTATTGGACAAATTTTATTTAAATGTATGACAAAAACAATGGCATTAATTATAACTATTATTTATTATTAACGACCAGTCCATATTTTGACAACGTATTTTGGAATAGTGCCTTTTTTTAAGTTAGCCATGTATTCGTCATAGGAATAACCCCATGTTTGATATTTCATGATATCACCAAATAAAGATTTACAATGAAGTAATTTTGGTATTTCCGTACAAAAAATTGTTCCAAATATTCTCTCTAAACAACATCTATCTTCTCTACATCTTACAAATGGTATTAAATTAGTTATTCCATATTTATTTTCAATATGTTGGAGAAAATTTAAATTAATATAACATTGAACACCAAAACATCCATGCCATTTATCAGTATCCATTCCAAGAATATTTAATTCTTTTGAAACTTTATCATGGATTAAATAATGGTTTTTAAGTTTTTTTGATAATATTTTTGTTTTATCAACATTTTCTTTATCTGAATAAAAATGCCATAATGGAAGAACATTAACGCCATTTAATTTATCAAATCTAATATGTTTATGAAAAAAAACACTATCATGAATAATAACAGCATTTTTAAAAAATTTATGTTTTAAAAAATAATAATAAGGTAAAAGTTCGCCCCTACCAGGAAATTCTGATTGTATTACTAGCACATTTTTGTATTCAAATTCGTCCTTCACATATTCATAATTACTATTATCATCAATAATTACTATTTTTCTATTTGGATATAGAGTTCTAATTAATTTAACAGAATGATTCCAATAATTATTTGTTTTTTCAGAATTAACATGTCTTGATATAATAAATCCAAAATTATCCATATAAAATGTTACAGAAAAAATAATTCTAAATATAAGATGAAATTTTATCTAAATTTATAACTTCATCTAAATTTTTAATATCCCCATTAAATTTAGAAAAGGCATCGAATTCTGGTCGGTCTAACTGAGCTTGTGGAGTATGTTTATGAACACATCTAGCTATCATTTTATATAATTTAAAATCTGGATATCTCTCTACACCATTATTTTTATATAACATATTAATACCTTTATCATCTAAACACCATTCAAAGATTAATTTCTTGATTGGATCTTTTATTTTACTTGAATCTTTGATTTCTTCAAAATCATCAATAACATAATCAAAAATAGAACATGCTAATCTACATAAATCAAAACTATAATTTGGCTCCAATCTGGGTTTTTTATCGTTAAAATAAGGTTCTGTATTATACTGTGTTGCTGCATCACCTCCTGATTGAAAACTATCACTGCAGAATATTTTCCCGTCAAATTTAAAAATGCTTCTACCAAAATCTATGATTTTAAATATTCTCCCAAATGTTGGCACCTTGTAATATTTCTTTTTATAACAATAATATAAATATTTTTTATCAGTTTTATTGTACATTACATTATTTGTATGTAAATCATTATGAGTAAAATTAAATGCTTTTTGGTATGTAATAAGAATCATTATTATCTGCATAAATGCAGAATACCATTCATCGTTACTTAATTCATTATTCAAAATTAAATCATCAAATGTATTCTCACAATATTCCATTCCTATAACTTGAACTGGAAATTTTGGTATAAACACATTAATTATCTCTTCTTCGTCCTCTTCATCTTCTTCATCTTCCCATTCGTCTTCTTCATCTTTATTATTGCATTCATTGTCCGAACTGAATTTTGAATCAGCACAGTTGCTATTTTTTTCAGAACTAGAATCAAATACTTCGTTATCACAGTTTTCACATTCTTCATATAAATCATCATCATTTGTATGAGATGAACGCGAAGAACAAGTTGAATTTGTTTTTAGTGTAACTTGATGTTCTGTTGTTAATGCAACATTTGTTATATCGACTAAGTCAAGTGATAAATCTTTTAAATCGTTTAAATCAATTGCATTACCATTTTCTTCAAAAACATCCGCAAATAATTCGTTATCAACTGAACTTAAAGACTTTAAACTGATATTATTGCCAATTGTCAATGGTTTTAATTTAGTTTGTTCTTGTTGAAATAAATGGTCGTAGTCATCTATTTTAAATAATATGTTTTTGTTTTTATTGAAAAAATCAGAATTATTCAGGTAATCAATATCATCAAATACATTAATTTTGAATTCATTTTTAATGCCTAAAAAAGAACCATAATACTCAACTCCATTTATAAATTTATGCGAGTGTATTAATTGACTTGATAAAAATAAAAATAAACCATCAACATAAGCTGAATTGTTTGTGTCAATAAATTTGGAATTACAATCTTTTGCAGTTGAATTTAATTTAGGCAAATTGAATAATGTTGAATTATAAGTTTCATATTTTCCAATCATGTATTTATATGGATCTAATAATGGAGCCATTTTAAAGAAAACTTCTTTGTTTTTTACCTTGTTTGTCTCAATATTTTTAATTTTACATACAAAAAGATTGTCGTTGTCTTCAATTTGTTGCTCAACATTAGAAATATACCATTTATTATTGAGATTGATGCTATTATAATTAGTTTCATTTAGATTAAAAAATCTAGAGTAGATAGGTATATAATTTTGAGTTTTAGAGAGAAAAAGTGAATCAGGTTCTTCAATTCGTTTAAATAGTTCTGCATTTTTCCTTTTTTGATAATTTATGGTAATCATCTTTAGTCAATTAAAATATAAATTTAATGTGTTTTTAACTTATTATTAAAATAAATTATTTGATCTCTCTAAACATTCGGATACTTTAAAATATACTTCGTTTGATTTAGAAAAATACAAATTAAATATCGTTTAAAATTTAATATTATTTAGTAAAATAATGTTATAATAATGAGTCTGGAACTCAAAAAATTTGACATGAAAAGTATCCAATTTAAGCCAAATGAAAATAAAGGTCCGGTTGTTGTTTTAATTGGAAAGCGTGATACAGGTAAATCATTTTTGGTAAGAGATTTATTATGGTATCAACAAGATATACCAATCGGTACAGTCATTTCGGGCACAGAAGAAGGTAACGGATTCTACGGCAAAATGGTGCCGCGTTTATTTATCCATAACGAATATAATTCCGCCATTATTGAGAACATCTTAAAGCGTCAGAGAACTGTATTGAAACAGGTTAAAAAGGAGATGGAAACGTATAAACGCACCACCATTGACCCCAGAGCATTTGTTATATTAGATGATTGTTTATATGATGCTACATGGTCTCGTGATAAACTGATGAGGTTGCTATTTATGAACGGCAGACATTGGAAGGTAATGTTAGTCATCACAATGCAATATCCGTTGGGTATCCCTCCCACACTAAGAACCAATATAGATTATGTGTTTATTTTGAGAGAAAATTACATTGCGAACAGAAAACGTATTTATGAAAATTATG